CTGTTGAATGTCGGCTCGCGTGCGAGCGATGCCGGTAAGATTCCCATTCGTGGCCCCGCCATTCGTGGATTTGTTACCGCCAGCCCCGCCGCCGGTAGCCGCATCAGCTTTCATCAGATGCGAAAAGGTTTTATGTTCGCGCAGATATTTTTTAAACTGCGCCGGGTCGGTAGTAATCACGTTACCATCCGCACCCATGAATTTTGTCACGATACTGTCACCGTCGAATTCGGTCTTAATGAACGGAGCCAACACATCGGCGGCGGACGGGTCGATAAAGTCTGCAACCATCGCACCTAATACGGCTTTTCGTTCACTTCCGAGAATTCGCTCGGACATTGCATTCAATCGCGCATCTTTCTCAGCCAGAACAGGCTCATATTGACTGCGGATTGTCTTTTCGAATTCGTCCATTTTACCGGCGTTTTTCGCTGCCGTTTGTTCAGCCAATACACGGGCGTTTTCTGCGTCTTTCGCTTTCTGCGCAGTCGCTTTCTTTTCATCCAGCAACGCCTGGTTATTCGCCTTCAGACCAGACACAATTTCGTCAAGCTCCGCCTGAGTATATGTCTTCGCTGGTGGAGCATCGGGAGCGCCTGGATTAGGTGCGTCCGGGTTCACTTCTTCACGTAAAATGTGTTTTAAAATCTTGTGCATAATGTCCTCTGGACGTATCGACGGGCCGCCCGTCTTTCACATAAAAATATAAATTATTTCCTTGCTAAATGCAAAATAATCAATTAAGGTTTAATGGAATGCAACCAACAAAATATGGGATTTAAAAATGGAAAACAAAACCGATGTTAAGAAATCGTTAAAACTTATGGCGCTTGAACTGTTTGCGGAGGCAAAATCTCAAGGGCTAATCATTAGTAATATAACTTTTGAGAAAAACTCATATTTATCGATCCTACGTGATGAAGACGTGCTAGACGTAAAGATAGATGCTGACTTAAATTAAGCCCCTTCACTGGGGCTTTTCTTTATCCGTCGTAACGTTCCTAATCCAATCCTGCAAACGATACACCTTCAACCGCAACGTTCTAACACATTCCGCGTTTTGCACGTCTATCTGTAAATCCTCGTCGGCATCACTTGACGGTTCCACCAGCTTGCATGGGGCAGTCATCAAATCCGGCAAGACAATTGGCATTTTGTACGGAACTGGCTTTGATTGACACGCGCACAGGGTCATAGACACAAACATTACGCCCAGGAGTTTTAACATATTTGATAATGTCACGGGTTATCACCTCTGCTTCCTTTTTACCGATTTCATCTGCGGCGGCGGCTTTCGCGTCGTCTTTCTGTTGTTGCCGTTGCTGTGCGGCGAGTCGTTCGGCTTGCTCTTTCGCCTGTTCTGATAATAGCGCCGTCTGCCCGTCTTGGTAGCCTAAATGATGCTGATATAACCCGTTTAAATATGCGATTATCATACCCGCCAGGAATGCTAATAAAATATTTTTCATTTTTGCTTCCTATATGTTGCCGTATGTATTGACTTTTACGAAATAAAATGATAAGCTCAGCGCGTTAGCTTTGCGGCACCGCCTCGAGGCGTGCCACAGCCAAGCGCAACGGCGCGGCCTTGAGCTTAGTCAGAATCTCTCCTGTAACTCCTTGATTTCTCTCATGTTTTTACCTCTCTAAAACGGCAATTAATCATATGCGTGTAAGTCATTGATTTTACTACTTTCGCAAAACTTTTCGCAAATTGCTGAAATTTTGCGTAACCTTTGTTTTCAATGACTTACGAGACATAAGCACTACAATGAACTATGATATAAATACTTGTATAATGTACTTATATAACTAGATGTATCTACTTTTTAGCCTTTTTCTTCTTACTTTTATCGGCTTCAGCTAGCGCAATCGCAACGGCTTGTTTTTGCGGTTTGCCCTTCGCTATCTCTTTCTTGATATTTTCGGCAACGGTCTTTTTGCTTGAGCCTTTTTTAAGTGGCATGAGTTATTTTCCTTGCAATTAGTAGCGCAACCAATATAATTAAACGTAATCCTAGATGGGTCTAGCCTGACTGGATTTGCTACCCAGTCGTAACAATTGCCGCTAGTTTGTTCGAACCAGACTAGCGGCTTTTCATTTCTTATTTCGCCAGATAATCGGCAACTCGTTTGTCCAGCTCCGCCATCTGTTTAATAGTTAGTGGGTTGCCGAAGCCGTCCACACTCGCGACGCGGAACTCTTCAGGCGTCATTCCCGCATTTCTGAATATCTTGCCGCGTACAGGGCCGAGTGCTTCATCTTGGAACCAGGCAGGTTGCGACTTCAGAAACTCGTAATAAGTCATATCTGCGGAGACCTGCGTCCCTCCTTCCGCGCCACGCGCCGCACGTTTAGCGCCTTGGTCTAAGAAATCGAATTCTGAGCTAATTATTCCCACCGTCGTCGAACGGCAGTTTGGATGTCCTGGCGGTCTTGGCTTGAAGTCGTCCTCATTGTAAAACTTGCGCCCGTCCATCGCTTTGCAGTAGTTCGATGTGCGCTTGTCTAACGTAGATACCCACTCGTAACCCGTAATGATGTCGGAGTTCTTCTGATACGTTGTCTCACGCGATTGGTTCGATACATGCGCGATTGCCGTGTGAACCATCGTTTTAACGTGACGCTCTGAGATATCCATCAATCCGCCCGCGCCTATGACCTGCTTCACTATTTGGCGCGTCGGCAACCCTTGCACGAATCCGGTTTTAACACCCATGACGAGCCGTGATATTTCCGTGTCCGACCATGCGGCTAACAGTTTGGTGAAATCAACGGGGCGTCCATCGAGCTGCAACGGGTTAAATTTGATTGCGCTCCACACTTGCTCAGGGCTTGGCGTTGTGAAGTTTGCCACCACGTTCTTTTGCAGCGTTTCTGCCGTAAATTCCGATTCATAGACGCTCAAATCCTTTAGGTCTTCTAGTAACACGGCGTCCCAGTCAGATGTAATTCCGTAAAGGGCATCGTTTAAATCTTTCAGCAGGGCGGTCAGGCGCGCCCTGGTGCGGCTATCGTCGCCAAAGGCTAAGACTTGTTGCCGTATTTCATCACGTAATAACGTCAGATAAGGTGTGAACTTGTTAGCTTCCTGCGTCGAATAACGCTGGAGCCATATTTGATGTGAGATAAAAGCGGATTGCAGACTCATGATTTCACCAGTTGGTTGTTTGTCTAATCATTGCGCAATGAAAAAGATATTGCAAATTATCGCGGCGGTGCTATATTGAGAATGCAACCAACAAGGAACATTAAATGAATATTCTTTCACTGTTTGATGGTATGAGCTGCGGTATGATTGCCGCAGAACGCGCCGGGCTAACAATCGGCAACTATTACGCCTCCGAGGTGGATAAATACGCGCAGATTGTCAGTCACGCGAACTATCCGCAGATAAAGCGCCTGGGTGACGTAACACGCTGGCAAAAATGGGGACGGCGGATTGATTGGGCTTCTATTGATTTACTGATAGGCGGTTCCCCTTGCCAGGGGTTTAGCTTTGCGGGCAAACAACTAGCCTTCGACGACCCGCGCTCTAAGTTGTTTTTCGAGTACGTTAATATCCTGAACCACATCAGGCAGTTTAACACTGATGTTAAGTTTCTATTGGAAAACGTCAAAATGAAGAAAGAACATTTAGACGTAATCAGTGAGACTTTAGGAGTCGAGCCAATGTTCATTAATTCATCCATCGTGTCCGCACAGAATCGCCAACGCTATTACTGGTGTAACTGGTCTGTACCTCAACCAGAAGATAAAGGGACTATGCTGGCGGATATTTTGGAGGATTCACATAAGTATATTAAAACAGATAAAAAATTCACACCAAAGAAAAACCAAGATAAAGCGTCTTGTCTTACGGGCGGTGCACATTCAGGCGGAAATCATTCAGATATGGATATTTTGTTACGTTCCGCAGCTATTGTTGGACGGAAAATAAATTCCGATGGCATTCGTGACGATTATTCTAATTTGCCAACCATACAAACACTTGAGGTTTCTGATTCTGGAAAATCTCGCTGTTTGTCTACGGTCTCGAAAGATACATTGGTTTCTTGGCTAAAAGCAGGAAGATACCAGGATTTTACAAAAGACGATTACAGACGATTAACCCCGGTCGAATGTGAACGCCTGCAAACTGTGCCGGATAATTACACGGCGCACGTAAGTAACACACAGCGCTATAAAATGCTTGGCAATGGCTGGACGGTTGATGTTATCGCGCATATCCTAAAACACATGCCAAATTAAAAATAACCCCGCCTAAGCGGGGCTTTCTTCTTGCGTCGTGTCCTGATTATCCGCGTTACTAGCATTCGCCGGAATATCGCCAGAAACGTCCGTTGTATTAGTCGGCAATGGTTGATTCAGTAGCGCATTCTGAATCTCTTCGTCTTTCCAGTCTGTCACGCCCGCCTTACGCAATGCGGCATAGTAAGCCGTTGCCGGTAGTAATCCAGCGTTGATATCCGCCATCCATGCCGCGCGGTCTTGCGCGGTCATCTGTTGCAAGAAGAACTCAGTGTTTAGATGAAACTCGATATCGGTATCCGGTTGTTTCATCATTTGGGCAACCCACTTCAGCGCCTTCTCATACGCCTCTGACACGTTCTCCGCAATCGTAGCCATGACAGACGTATCCGCGCCGCGCTGTAGTCGTGCCGACTCTGCGGTAACCTGCTGCGTCGGGGTGATTAGCTGTGCGCCAATCTGGACGGCTTGCTGCTCCTTGTCTAGCATGCCCTGGCGTGCGGCCGTGGATGCGTTAGCCTGTAACAGCGACGCGCTACCGCCCGCGCCTAAGTTCAACCCGCGACGTGCGCCAAATTTAACGCCTTCTGGGTTTAGCTCTTGCCACATCTCTGGGCTGATTGACTCACCAGGCGACACGGTCAACATGACCTGCCCGGTAACGAATGTGTTTTCCTCGTTGTCCGCACTGTTGCGATAATGGCCGATGTTCAGCTCCGCCAACGGCAACAACGGCGCATCATCAATCGTGTGGTCGTTATTCGTCGCACCGATGAATGTAAACGGAATTTCGCCTGCGGGTAAATTGCCTAATGTCGGGAAAATTTCCAGCACATCGCCGCGCAGCTCGCCTTCATAGCCGAATTGATAGATGCGCTGGCGGTACTTGCCCTCGAAGATATCTAACACACGGTATTGTTCGCCAATATGCGTGTAAAATTCATTCGCACCGTCTGTGTATTCGTACCACTCACGCAGTACAACCATCACAACACGATTCACGGAGCCGACACGCTCGAGACGCCAGTTCGTAATATTCTCGGCAGCATAAAATGCGATTGTCGGGTTGAGTAACCCCGCGTTTTGCTCAGCCATCGTTGCGACTTCTATGTTAGGCGCGTCCACCAGCAAGCCGCCACGACCGACCGAATCTAGTTCAGATAGCGTGTCTTGCGCGTGTTGAACCAGACCAACGCCAGAACCGTCGCAGTTCTTGAACAGGTAATCAAGCGGGCCTTTCGGTTTCTCTTGCTGCCGTATTTCTCCCTTCGTTTCCATTTCTTTCTGTAGATGAACCTCAGGAGGTTTGCGCATTACCGCGCCGACCATACCAGCCAACGTGCGCTTGGTGAAGTTGTAGCAAATCGCGCCGTCCTCGTACTCTTTCTGACGTTTAGCGCCATACTCTTTGTCGGGCTCATTCTGCCCAACGTTACGAAGATATGATTTCAGGTCGCCAGATAGCGCATGGCGCACTTTCTGCCACGCCTTGAAGCCATTATCATAATCACGATGTTTCGTCTTTACGTCTTGGCCTTGTCCGCCTGCGTTGATGTCTGTCATTTATTCCGCCTTATCATCTGCTTCGTTCGCGATTTTACGCATAACGGCGACTACTTCGTCCGGTAGTTCGCTAATATGCTCGGCTAAAACCCCAAGCAGCTCTTTGACTGGTTCTAAATCTGTAACGCTGATTTTCATTTCTAGGTTAGCCATATCTAATCCTTAAAGTGCAAAACTGATAGGGATGTTTGCCACTGGTTTCCTAACCGGCAGCTCGTATGCTATCGGGTATGTTGTGGCATCGTTTTGGTGGTCTACGCCCGACGATTTATCTGGCTCACCGTTCTTGTCATACGCCTGCTGTTCTAGTCCGCGTGCCGTGACGGGGCATTCTTTCGCATTCACTCTCACAATACCTGATTCGAGCGCCTTATTCATCGCCAGAACGCGGTCTTTCACTGCCGGATTCGTTGATTTCACTCTAACCTCGAATCCCGCTTGCTGAAATAGCGCGATGTCGGATATTGATGCGCCGTTACTCTTGCGGGCTTTTCCGCTCGCATCTGGATAGATTATTATTCTATGCCCATTCGCATGCCAGCGTTCCTTAATCACGCGGATAACGTCCGGCGTGTCGAATAAGTCTACTAACTCGGCAACAATATGCCATTCATTGTAACGCTTCACATAGATTGTAGACGCCATTTTCCCGACGTTGAAATCCTGGCCAATGTATAGCGTCTCGTTCGGTTGGATTGTTTCTGTGCTGTTGCACTGCTGCCGTTTGTATGCGTAATACACCGTCCCAGATGTCAGGTTAACGAATTCACCGTTAATGTAAGCGTCTATTAACGCTTCAGGGTAACTATCGCGCAGCGCGTCTACATAGTCCGGCGGCAAGAACGGATTCGATAATGTCGACGCCTGTATCATTCCGTAATCCGGCTTTTTGTTCACAACCCATCGGTCGTGTACGAATCGGAAACCTTCAGGTGTTGAGAAAATAGACACGGTGTTCATCGGCTTGTTAGACGACTTCACATAGGTAGACGGCGTTTGACGGTTACGTGCGATAACCTTAATCCATGCCTCTTTTGCGTGTTCGGCCTTCAGCGTGTCCAGCTCGTCGATTTTAGCGCGGAATGATTCGTACCCGATGATGCGCCCTGGGTTGTCTAACGTGCGCAGGATGAAATCACCCATCTGACCGTTACTTGTGTAGATGATGTTTTCGGATTTGTTGTACTTGTAGCGAACGCCCCAATCTTGCAGCTTCTCTTCCATGCGAGGAGCTAAGATAAGGCGCACTAAATCATATGTCGGCTCGTAAAGCGCAATCAGGGAGTCGCTGCCGCCCTCTAAACTGTCCAGCAAGGCAGAGTTACACATCACTTCCGATTTGCCCGTACCAAAACCGGCAATGAAAGCCGGAAATTTACAATTGAGTTTAAGGAACTCAGCTTGCGGTTTCGTCGCCTGAATCTTTATCTGCACCGACTACCTCCACCGTTACTTTTTGGATAATCTTATCCATCTCTAACTGTTCCGGCTCTTTCATGCCGTGGTTGCACTTGAGCAGCCATTGCGCAAAACCGCCGTTAAGCGTGATGCCGCCCGACTCAAAGATGAATGTCTTCTGGATTGCCAGACAGTCCTCATAAGCCTCAGCAAAGTCAGGATGTCGTTTCTTCCAGTCTAAAAACGTGCGGTCGCTGAAGCCAATCATCGCAGCAAAACGTGTGAATGTCGGCATCTTATCTTTAGGGATTAACTGCGCAGCACCTTTATCAGTCATGTGGATTTCCCACGGCTCTTTACTC